AGCGTCTACTACGTCAATATGCGCTCTACGATAGACGCTACTAGCCCATACTTTGTTGACCCAACCTGGCTGATTAAAACGATCCATTCCGGGTTCATGTATAATACTGCCTGTGGCATAGAATTTACTTTCAAAGTATTTTTGTATTTGTATTAAGGTTTCCCAAACGTTACTTGTTGTCATTGGCAATCTCTAGCATTTCTTTAAAGAACCTAGTAGCGTATTCGAAGCAAACCTTTGCTTCGTCTGCCATGTCATCACTGATACGTTCTCTAATAGCAACTTTCAGTGTGTCTGGTTCTTGAAACTTATAGTAATTACCATTTCCTGGGACACGTTTAGCAATCATTTGGCCACCTGCAAGATCGCCCATATGACGTACATAGATGTGAGCCATGAGTCGTTTTGGGTCGTCTTTGATGCTAAGGATATATTTGACATAATCCTGTACAACTGGGCACATTGGGGGAGTGTCTTTGTTATCTGCTCCCCACAACTCTACAAAATCGTCGTTGATTGCAGGAGCTCTGCGAATATCTGGCAAGCCGTTTAGTAAACCAAGCGGCATAGCACAGACTTCTAGAATCTCATATTGGGGGTGTTGATTTTTTAAGTAAGTGGCGTATAGTTTGGGATCAATACTGCCACTAAATAATATCTTGACAAATTCTTGTCGTTCTGCGTTTGTGTGTGCTTCTTTTGTAAGCTCTTTTAAACTCATTCTTCCTCCAGTTTAACTTGCAGAGGGAATCCGTTAGCTCTAGCTAGGCTAGTTGCTTCTACTGCTTTGGCTTCTGCAATTTCAAAACTATAGATTCCAGCAATGCCCGAACCTGTTTCATGTACTTGCATAGTTATATCTTTGGCAGTGATCTCAGTGTGCTTAAAGATCTGTGTCAGTAACTGTATGACGAATTCAATTGGGGTTGAATTGTCGTTTAGGAAAATAACCTTCCATTGTTTAGGTTCTTGAATAATTACCTTGATTTTTTCGTCTAATTGAACTTCTGCCATTGTGTTCTCCGAGAGTGGGGAATTTCTTCCCCACTGTTATTTAACTTATTTGATTTCGATTTTACGTGGTTTGAGTGCGTCTGGAACTACTCGTTTAATATCAATTTGTAGCATTCCGTCAGCAACTTTAGCACCAACAACTTCCATGTACTCTGCAAGGGTAAAAGTTTGTTCAAAATCTCTTGCGGCCAATCCACGGTGTAAGTATTCAACGCCAATATCTACATTCGGACGATCCTTAATACCTCGGATAGTTAGCTGATCTTGGTCTACTTCTACAGTAACTTCTTCTTTAGTAAAGCCTGCTACTGCTACCTCAATTGCATATGTATCATCACTATATTTTACAATATTGTGCGGAGGATAGTTACCGTTTTGGTGATGTGGCGCTGTAAAGTAGCGGTCAAAACCTACTAGTGCTTTGCTCAATTGTGCTAGAGCGGCTGTGTCAATTGTTCTTAATTGTGTCATTTTATGATCTCCTTATTAGCAAGAACTTTGTAGGACCCCGAAGGCGTCCTACCTGTTTACATCATATCACTTCTTTTCAGAAGGATCAACCTCTTTGAACTCTGCGTTAACAGTTTGTTCACCCTCGGCTGCTGGGTTGGCTGCTTTGGCCTGCTCTGCTTGTTGTTTCTTTTCAAACACAGGCTTTGCCGACTCAAACAGTTTGGTAATGCTTTCGTTGATAGCTTCCTTGTCGTCACCCTTGATTGTTTCTTCTAGGGATTTGGCAGAATCTTCAAAAGCAGTTTTTTCAGTCTCTGTCAGTTGATCTTTAACTTCTTCCATGTCTCTCTTTAGACTGTGGAGTTGAGCTTCTGCTGTATTTCTAGTTTCAATAAGTTCTTTCTGCTTACGATCGCTTTCTGCGTTTTCTTCAGCTTCTTGTACCATTCGTTGAATTTCAGCTTCGCTTAGACCGCTATCTGACTTAATAGTAATCTTGTTTTCTTTGCCAGTTGACTTATCCTTAGCACTAATATTCATAATGCCGTTGGCGTCGATGTCGATAGTGACTTCAATTTGAGGTGTGCCGCGACGTGCTGGCGGAATACCTTCAAGATTAAATTCTCCAAGTAATTTGTTGTACTGGAATAGATCACGCTCACCTTGTGCTACCTTGATAGTAACTGCTGGTTGATTGTCGTCGGCAGTACTAAACACTTGACTATGCTTAGTTGGGATTGTTGTATTCTTACCAATTAACTTGGTAAACACTCCGCCCATAGTCTCAATACCCAAGCTCAACGGAGTAACGTCTAACAACAGAACGTCGGTCTTATCACCTGCTAGTACAGCACCTTGAATAGCGGCACCTGCGGCAACTGCTTCGTCTGGGTTAACATCTTTACGTGGAGCCTTGCCAAACAGTTTCTCAACGGCTTCTTGTACCTTAGGCATACGTGTTTGGCCGCCAACGAGGATAACTTCGTCGATGTCGCCTGAACTAACGCCTGCATCTTTCATAGCCTGTTTGCAAGGGTCAATTGATCGTTTGATTAGATCTTCTACCATTGACTCAAACTTAGCACGACTGATAGTTATGTTCATGTGCTTAGGACCATTAGCATCTGCTGTGATGTATGGTAAGTTGATGCTAGTTGACTGTGTGCTAGATAATTCAATCTTAGCTTTCTCTGCACTATCTTTTAGGCGCTGTAAGGCCAGCATGTCATTCTTAAGATCAACACCCTGTTCTTTCTTAAACTCTTCAACCAAGTAGTCCATAATACGTTGGTCAAAATCTTCACCACCAAGGAATGTGTCACCGTTGGTGCTTAGAACTTCAATCTGTTTATCACCGTCGACATTCGCGATATCAATAATGCTGATGTCGAATGTACCACCACCAAGGTCGTAAACAGCAACTTTCCTATCTTTTTTATCAGCTTTGTCAACGCCATAAGCAAGAGCTGCCGCAGTAGGCTCGTTAATAATACGGAGTACTTCCAAGCCTGCGATTTTTCCAGCATCCTTAGTTGCCTGTCTTTGGCTGTCGTTAAAATATGCAGGAACTGTGATAACCGCTTGTGTAACTGTTGTACCAAGATAATCCTCCGCTGTCTTTTTCATCTTACGCAAGACTTCTGCTGAAATCTGCGGTGGTGCTAATTTTTCGTTGTTAGCTTCAATCCACGCATCTCCGTTGTCTGCCTTGACAATTTTGTAAGGCATTAGGTCAATGTCTTTTTGTACTTCTTTCTCTTCAAATTTACGTCCAATAAGACGCTTACTTGCATAGATTGTGTTTTTGGGGTTTGTTACAGCTTGACGTTTTGCTGATGCACCTACAATAATTTCGTTATTTGCGTAGGCTACAATTGAGGGTGTAGTGCGGGCACCTTCGCTGTTTTCAATTACTTTAGCAATTCCGTTTTCTAGAATTGCCACACAGCTATTAGTTGTACCCAAATCGATACCAATGATTTTGCTCATAATGTTCTCCTTAATTAAGCAAGAAAAATGCAAAGCCCTTGCGGCGCTCTACATTTTTATTTATATCAAATATTCTCAGATTTGAAAATATTAGACCAAATCTTTAGTTTTTCACGTTTAGCTTCGGCCGCTTTTTCAATGTTTGTATAACTGACAATATCAAGCTCTTGTAGTATATCTACCATAGCTTGTAGGTCACCTAGTTCTTCTTCTAGGTGTTCTCTATTAGTTTTTGGTTTTCCTGGCTTGAAGTTGTCGAGTCCAAAGCGGCTGATCTTACTTACCGCTTGAATTACTTCTGCACATTCTTCTTGGAGAATGTCCATTACTTCTTTAGTTTGTGGGTCCATGTTTATCTTTGATTAGCAAAAGGTGCTATTAGTTTTCCGTTAAGGCTACTGCTACTAGTCCGTAGTACCTTAAATGTATTTTGCACACCGACTGCTTGGTTCCAAGCATCTTCCAGTGCGTGGTGTTTGAGTACAGGTGGTCGCTGTGGATCAATACCGATGTCAAACAATGTTCGAGTACAACGAACTTCCCAGAATTTCCAAGGAACTGCTTTTTGTATTTTGTTAAAAATGTGTTCACAAATTACCACGTCAAAGGCGGCACCGTGACTCCATACACGTTTTGCGCCCCAGCAGAATTTGTAAAGTTGGTGCATGGCGTCAACAATGTCAACCCTATTGTCTGGGCTGAATGCTTCGTCCTGTGCTTCTTTACTTTGGTTTGCCCACCAGGCAATTGTGTCGTCATTGGTTACTAGCCCAATCCTATCACAACTATCGAGGTCAACGCGAACATAGAACTTTTCACAGCTCGGTTCATGTAGCTCGTCGCCAAACGGGTCAAATTTGACAGCACCAATTGTTAGAACAGCCGCATTGGGAGATGTGGCTAACGTTTCAAGATCAATCATAATATCAGTATTCATACAAACATTATAACTGGAAATTAATTAAAAGTCAATACAATTTTGGTGGTAATTGTTCTTTTTGGAGTTTCTTGTTATAGCGATTAACAGCCGCTGACTTTTTACGTTTGCGTTCTGTAGTTGGCTTTTCGTAAAACTCTTTTGAGCGTAGTGTATCTAATACTCCGCTATCTTCAACTTTGCGTTTGAAGCGTCTTAGTGCCTGGTTAATATTTTCGTTTTCTTTTAGAACTACTTTTAACCCTCTTGTTTTATCCCTCATTCTCGTCCTCTTCTTCGTCGTCTTCTTCCTCGTCTTCGGTCATCTGTTCTGCAATCCAATCTAGATTGTAGATTCGATTTTTACTGATTAACCCGAACGGGGTAACTTCGTCCTTTGTTATATAATGCGAGTTTGGCAGGCTCAACATAAATGTCACAAACTGTCTAGTAATCATATCGCAGTTATCGATATCGATTATGATACAGTCTGCCTGAACAGCAATACTAAGCAACCAACCAATATCAGTTTCTTGATCGTCGAACATGAAGACATTTACCTCTTCAAAGTTTTTACTCAAAATAGCTTGAAACTGCTGTTTTACTATTGTAGATGGCTTGACTAGCAAGTAGTTTATATTTGAATTGAATAACTTATCAGGTGGTGTGATAAGGTTAATTTTGCCAAGATTCATTTATTACCTTTGTTGAATTTTTCTTATTCGTTGCCACAGTGTTTGGCTCCGTGTCTGCTCTTCATTTTGTATATATGCTACAGACGGTCCTTGACTTGGATTTTCCCCTTGGGATCTTTGGTCATGTATCTGCTCTTTTTTTTTGAATCTTCTTCTAGTGATCTAACTGTTTCAGGATCACTGTGATCAAAGTCAATCCACTGATCACCGTTATAGATAAAGTCTCTTACATCATCAGCAGAAAATCTTAATTTAATACGCTGTCCTTTGAACGGATTTGCAGGGTATTCTGTAACTTCTTCTACTAGCTTTTCTTCTTCAAATTTTTCTACAGTTGATTCGGGTAGTGTTTCAATTTGTCCAGTTTCAAACTTTTCGCGCTCTTCCTGTACTGCCTTATCGGCTTCCTCTAGCATCTTGTTCCAAAGTTCGAGATCGTGTGGCGTTTCTTCAGGCTGTTTAGGTTCGGGCTTGTACACCTGTGGGCCTACTCTAAACTCCTCCGGTACTCGATCTACCCAAGGCTTGTACAAGTATGCATGAGTTTCTGGTGTTATTTTATACGGGTCTACTTTTGTAGGTGCCGCCGGTTCTGGCGGTTGTTCTACAACGGACTGCTTAACAGCATCAGGTGCAAATGCATCATTGATTGCGTCAGCTACTTCTTGGAAGTGCTCTTCCATATAATCTTTTTCGAGATCTTCTCTGCGCCATGCAAATGTCATTTGGGCCGCTAAGAGCATAACAACTGCCAACGGGTCAAACACTATAACAATCATAATGATAACCCAAGTCACTGCTTTTTCCAGTAGATTTGAATCTGGATTGTCGCCGTAGATTAGTGCGGCAATATATTTGATAGGCCCAACTTCTGCTTCAATCTTACGATTCTCCGCGGCTATTGGCGCACGTTCTTCATTTAGACCAGCAATCTTTTTTTGGCTTGCACTGATCTCATTTTGTAAACGTGTGCGTTCTCTAGCCTGTTGCTGACGGATGGAAACTGCACGGTTGGCACCTTGCTCAGTAGTTGAACGAGCCATACTTTGATCTACAGCTTCGTCCATTTGCCTCAGTGCCTTGCGATTGGCTTCAATGTTTTCTTTTTCAGTCTTAATCTTTTCGTCATAGATAGCCAACTTGGCACTGGCATCTCCGCTAACAATAGATTGGTCTGTGTGTGCTTTACTTAAAAAGCCAAAGATGCCCATTGATGTGATAATCATCAACACTATAATAGCAGTTGACATATAGGCTTTCATGAAGCCCGGAGCACGATTCCAATTAGCTTTGAGCCAACTGGCACAAACTAGTTTGGCTACTTCTAAACTGCCGCCCATAATATAGATGGGGATAGTAGCCGCGGCAAAGATTGCCGCTAGACCTATAACACTATAATAGATTGCAACTGCGGAAATTATTAATCCGGTGAGTAGAAGAAGCCAGGCTAGAATCATAATTTATTATTTGAAAACAATCAGTGCTAGGAATGATGCTTGGATGAAAAATCCAAGACCAATCGTGACGATGTTTAACAGATCCCTTTGAATTGTAGCTTTACAGAATAATAGGAACAACCCTGCCCATGTAAACAAAACTAGGTCAACGGGTGGCATCTTTTCTGTTAGACCGGTAAGTACTGCGGCCATGGTTGGAATTGTTGCAAGGTGCAGTACAACTACTGCTAGCCAGCCCAATGTCTCAGCTGAGATATTAGGTGCATGAGTTTTAATGCTTTCAACCCAATTGTTAAGATTGAAAGCGCCTTTGACAGATTGAGAAATGCTAGTAACTGACAATTTATTCTCCATTATTTGTAAAAAATGTGACGACCGATTTTTGCAACACGCTCACGTTTCCAACCTGGATTAATATAATCACCGTGAAAATATAGTGCGTCCTTAACAGAAGGTAATCTAAATCCTTCCAATAAAACCTTCTTGGCCACTTCCATACTTTCGATATAGACTGGTCCGTTCATAGGCTTTTTAAGACTTGCCTGTTCACAATACCATGAGAACTGACATAATACTTTTTCGTAGACAACATTCTTTTGATATACTACTTTACATACATCACTTGGGAACTGTCCACTTTCTACTCTGTTAAGAGTGACCTGCGCTACTGCAACCTTACCTTCAAACGGTTCGCCGCCTGCTTCGTGGTAAATGTTTCTAGCAAGACAATCTAATTGTCTTTGTCTTAACTCTGCTGTAACCGGACTAGTGTCCATTCTTGCAGTTTTAAGTTTATCTAATTTGTAGTCTACTGCCATTTGGCCCGCAACTAATACCCCGGCGGCCGCCAAAGCAAAAACTATCACTTTTATAATGCGTATCATCTTTTTCTCCTTTACGCTGGATAAGGAAATTGCCAATTCCCTCGATTAAAATAGCCTGCCATATCTCCTGTGTAGACAGATTCATTTATCTCATGTTTTGAGACTGTTTTGTAGTTAGCCCAAAGAGTATCTAGGTTTTCTACTAGTTTTATCTTGAACATATATTTATCAGTATTTTAACGCCGCATTTTGGAAATGTCAACTGCCTGTTCGTCACTGAAAACCGGCACTGCATTGCTTTTATGCATGGTTGCAATACCTTTGACCTTGGTGCCTGTATAAACTGGACTAGGTTTCAACAGTGCGTTACCACCAGTGTTGACACTTTTGATATGGGCAGTGGTATTACGACCCTCTGGTATGGCTAGGCTGTATGAACCTTTGAGGGGAGCGGCTTCTAATGCTCGCTTACGTTTTTTATCTTCAGCTTCGATGGCCCATTTCTTTTGAAGGGCCTTCCAACTTTCGTCCAATTCTCTGGCCTTTCGAGCATGTTCTGCTGAAGCAAATTTCTTCTTACCTTTTTTCTTGCCTGTGGTACTGAGCCACGGGCCTTCTAAATGCATAGTCATGAAAAATCCAAAGTTGTTAATATAACTTACATTATACAACAAATTTGGATTGATGTCAAGGCAAATGAATTATTTTGCTGGTGCTTCTTTACGGGCGTTTTTAACTGCTGTAACGTCGTTTCGAGTTTCTTTACACAGTTTGGCTAACTCTTGTAGGTGTTTACGAACACGAGTACCTGCGGCACCCACTTCTTTGTCGTAAAACTTTTCGAAGTCGCCTTCCATGGCTTCTACGATTTTTGTGAATTCTGAATATTTATTTTGGGCCATTTGTTTCTCCTTTAGGCAAGTATAGAATACTTATGACAAGTATAATACTTTAAAATTATTTGTCTAGTTAATTGGCAAACACGTTGCTACTGGCGCCAGTAATTTGGGCACCACAACCATATGTGTCGTTTAATCGTCCGATGTTTAAACCGTTGGCAAAAACGTTTCCGCTAAAACTGGCTAATCCGGGAGCATGTGAACTGCATGATGATCCATTATTATGTGATGCAACAACATCGCCTGAACGGACTACGCCAATACCGTTGACAAATACGTTACTAGATCCTCCCGAAGTGGCAACAGTAGTAGGCGCGGCGTTGCAATTACGGCCGCCCACTGCTCCGTGAACTGTATTCACTGGATCTGTTCCATCTTTTCTAGCTATTCCTGGCATGAAATATTTATACCAGTTTAATCCCAGAGGTTGACTCTAGGAATTGTTTAGCAAATGTTTCGTCTGTTGCTTCTGCTACTGTTACAGTAACTTTAGAAATCTTAACTTCTTTATCTGGGTGTACTGTAAACAAGTATGGCATTAGTCCGGGACCTTTTGCACCCATGGCAATAACCATTGGTTTACTTAATTTATAATAAGAGTCTTTCTCTTCTGTTAGTTTAGCAACAAGCTCTTCGCCACTAGTTAGTTTTAGTGTAATGACTTCGCCTATTGAAACGCCTTTATCAATTAACATGTTTATCCTTTTAAGTGTTCTCTGAGTTCTGTGAACCCGCCTATTAATTTATCGTCTAAAAAGATTTGCGGTACAGTTCTGGCCGTAGGTACAGCTTCTAGCAACTGTTCCTTAGTCCAATCTTTACTTACGTTTCTTTCCTCAAACTCAATTCCTTTATGTTTGAGCAATGCCTTTGCTTGATCGCAATAGGGGCATTGATTCTTACTCCATACAATAGCTTTCATAGTTCCTCTTATAGTGCTGGTAATTCATCGTAATTGACGGCGTCACTCATAACGCCAATGACATAGTTAGTCGACTCGTTCTCTTGTAGTGCAGTTTGTTTCTTGCTAGTGTCGCTGTGCTTGTTAAACCAAGGAATTGGAGTGTTCTTTGGTGCGGGCGACTGATACTTAATGCCAATTTGCTTTAGAGCATCTGCGGCAGTATAGTCCATGAAGTCACATAAGATGTTTGCGTTAAGTCCAATGACCGGGCCCTTCTTAAACAAATACTGAGACCATTCCTTTTCTTCACGTATTACATCGGCATACATGGCATAGACTTCTGCTTCACAGGCAATCTTAGCTTGAGCAAAGCGAGGATCTTCTTTGACTACTTGATTGATCAAGAAAGCAGTCCAGCCCTTGTGCAGTAACTCGTCTTGTAGGATCAAGCTGATGATGTTGCCATTGCCGATAAAGATTTTATTCTCCACCATGGCAAGGCTGGTAGCAAAGCTAACCATAAAGCGCAATGCTTCTAGTGCATAGCTGGCATTAAGTGCCATCCAAATTGCCTTGATATGTATTTCTTCGTCTATCTTTTCACCTGTTTCTATTAGGCAATTAATCATGTGCAGTTTATCGTAGTATGCACCTACTGAACTGGCCATGTCAACGATTTCTTTAGTTTCGTGAATAGTAGCAAACACATCTTTAGGTACGTTGTAGATGTTGCGAATGATGTGACTGTAACTACGACTATGGATGTTAGTTTCAAAGAATGTCCAGTTGTAGACTAATGCTTCCAATTCTGGTAGACTTATGACCGGAGTAAAGATTTGACTTGGGCCGCGGCCTTGCAGACTGTCAAGAGCAGTTTGCCTAAGCAGGTTGCTAGTGAAGATATGTTTAACTGCATCGCTGGCTTCCTTAAAATCATTTGCGTCTTTACTGAGACTAATCTCTTCCGGCACCCAGAAGAATCCCCTGGCAGTTTTTTCAAAGTCTGCAATTTTATTATACTTTACTTCTTCAAAGCGTTGGATAGTAACTGGGCCTGCTGGATCCAGAAACATCTTACGGCTCAAGTAATCTGTTTTAGTTGTTAGGTTGTATTGTTCTTTGCTCATTTAGTATTTTCCTGATGCAAGTACAATCTTGCAAATATGTTCTAGTCTTTCAATATGTTCATATGCTCGCCAAGGACTTGTGTCAATAGCAACAACTCCGTGACCCTTGATACCCACAATATCATAGGCAATGTTTCCGTCCCTATCTAATTGTAACATCTTATGGCACTGGTCAGCAAGCTCTTGACTGATAGGAGGCACATCTCCTACGTTAGGTGCCACTCGAGTATAACGATTGAGCTCTGGAAACGCATCGCTAATAGTACTCAAATCAATGCCGGCATGCATGGCCGCAATACAATATGTAGGGTGAACATGCACTACTACACGAACTTCTCCGGCATGCTGACCTAATTCTCTCTGTAGTCCAAAGTGTAACGGAATCTCTCCGCTAGGCTTTAGATTAGCACTGATGTCTGTATAGGGCAAATCTCTCCAATTGTAATTGAAGACTGCTGTGCCATTACCACTGTTAATGGATCTATCAATACTGATCTTTTTAAATTGATCAGGTTGAAGTGTTTGCTTACGAACACCGCTTGGTGTAATATAAAAGTGATCACGGTCGTGATGACGAATGCTCACATTGCCATCACGACTGGTAATCCAGTTGCGTTTGTAAGCGTCTACCATAATATCGCAAATAGTTTCTAGCATTATTGTTTACTCTTATAATCTTCTATTGCCGCTTTGATAGCGTCTTCGGCCAAAATGCTACAGTGTATTTTAACTGGTGGTAGGGCAAGTTCTTCTGCAATCTCACTATTCTTAATGCTTCCAGCTTGGTCAAGAGTTTTACCTTTGACCCATTCGGTGACAAGAGAACTGCTCGCAATCGCTGACCCGCAACCATACGTTTTAAAACGTGCATCGGTGATAATACCATCTTCAACCTTTATCTGTAGTTTCATTACATCACCACAGGCAGGCGCTCCTACCATGCCTGTTCCCACACCTTCTTCGTCTTTGGCAAAGCTACCAACGTTACGAGGATTTTCATAATGATCAACAACTTTATCCGAGTATGCCATTTATATGATCCCAGTTAATAATTTTCCATTGGTTTTCTAAATACTTTTTCTTATCGTGCTGATAGTCGAGTGCCCAGGCATGTTCCCACCAATCAATTAACAACACAATATCTTTCTTGATTTCGTGATTCTTAATAGTTTTAATTTTACCATCTTTGGCTAGGTAGACCCAACCACTGCCTTGTATAGCCATTGCTTCTTTGGCAAAGGCGTCTTTGAACTTGTCAAAAGACTTAAAATGTTCTTCAATAAATTCTAAAACTTGCCCTGTAGGCTTGTTAGAGCCAGCAGGTTCCTGATATTGCTTAAACAAAATATTGTGTAAGAACACACCAGCTTCATTAAAAGTAGCATCACCTTCACCCTCATTGTACCGCTTTGCGTATGTTTTAGCAAGATTATTGAAATGATATTCTAGTGTGTCTTTTGAGATGGCTGGGCTCAAATCGTCCATTCCGTAGGGTAGTGCATCTATCGACAAAGTCGATGGTTTGCCCTCCATCAATACATTTCTTATAAAGCTGTAGCTCATAGTTTACAGCTCTCACAGTCTTCTTCATCGTCAAAGTCGATAGCTTCTAGCATCGGTGGCGCATCTTCAACTTTCATCTTACTGCCTGCCTTGTTAATTAGGCTGTAGTAGAATGTTTTGATTCCCCACATGTGCGCCTGCATCAAGTTCTTGGCAATTAATGTAGTCGGTACTTTACGATCAGCCCAGTGTGCTGGATTATAGAATGTGTTGGTACTAATACTTTGATCAATGTATACTTGAAGTACGGCTGCCGTCTTCAAATATCCATCGCAGTCTTTCTGTTCCCACATTAGTTGATATTTGTTCTTGAGTCTATTGTACTCTGGAACAACCTGTGTAAATGATCCTGCCTTACTTTCTTTAGTTGCAATCAAACTCATAGGCATTTCAATACCGTTAGTTGAGTTGATAACCACAGAGCTAGACTCTACTGGTGCAATGGCACCGTTGGTTGCATTACGAACACCGTACTGGATCATGTCCTTACGCAGTGGTTCCCAATCTAGTTCTGGTGCAAAGTCTGCTAGTTCATTGACACCTGTAGCACGGGTTTCCCAAGGGAACTGTCCTTGGCCATAGCGTGTTTGATCTGAACCTAAACACTTGCCGCGTTCTTTGGCCAACTCTACTGACATCTCTGTTAGATAGAATGCCTGATGCTCCATCCAACTTTTAACTTCAGCTAGAGCATCTTTGTTGCCGTACTGTAGGCCACGCTTGGCATGCCAATAGGCTAGGTTAGTAACACCAATGCCCAACGGACGAATCTCATCGTTGCTTAACTTAGACTGGATGGATAAGAAATCTTGATAATCCAATATGTTATTGAGGCTGCGATGCAGAATGCGGCAAGCCCTACGCATGTCTTCTGGATTGCGGAAGGCTCCCCAGTTAATCGAGCCCAGCGTACATAGAGCGATACGACCAGCATCATCATCCAGACGTTTAAAGGGCTTAGTAGGAAGTAGAATTTCACAGCAAAGATTACTCTGGTAAATGGTATGGTATTCTGGATCAAACGGACCTTGATTCATCACGTTGTCAATAAACACAAGATAGATACGTCCAGTGTCTGTACGTTCTTTAAGGATACCTGATTTGAATACTTCTTCGGCGCTCATAGTCTTTTTACGTAGACCGGATTGCTTTTCATACTTAACGTAAAGCTCTTCAAACTTCTTAATGTTTGAATAAAATGCTTCGTATAGGTCAGGAACTTCGTTAGGATCGAAGAATGTTATGTCTTCTTTGTTCTTAAATCGTCTCCAGAAGAAGGCCGACAACACGACCCCGTAGTCCATGTGTCGTACTCGTGTCTCTTCTGTACCTTGGTTGTTCTTGAGCACGATGAGGTCATCAAACTGATGATGCCAAATGGGATAAAAGACAGTAGCAGATGCATTACGAATTCCACCTTGAGAACAACTCCTTAAGTCACCGAACCATTTTTTCAGGAATGGTATCATACCTGTGTGCATAATCTCACCACCTCTGATGGGACTGCCCAGTGGACGTAAGCGTCCAATCTCTAGACCAATGCCTGCTCGCTTGCTGGCATACTTGGCCATCATCTCACCAGAAGCAAATATGCTATCCAGATCGTCGTCACTGCGGATAAGCACACAACTAGAAAACTGTTTAGTAGGAGTGCCAAGCCCAGCCAACACAGGTGTAGCAAGAGTAAACAA